CTCGTCTAATTGTATTATAGTTTTTAAGTATAACACAATATAGAGCATTTGTCAAGATTAAGTTATAGTACAGGGTTCAATACAAAGTTACGGTAAGTAAATGTTACATCACATTCCATATATTCAATGTCTGCTTGGTCGTGACTGAAGGGTAGCGTGGATAGTGCAACAGGAAACATATCCTTAAATGTAAATTGCACATTTGGGTTCATACCACTTGTCAAGATAGTGAGAGTTCCATCAGAAACAATATCTGACATATTACCAAATTTTTTAGCATGTATATCTCTATGTTTTGATTGAGCGAAGTCTTCAGGAAAACCAAGGCCAATCATCCAATCATAAATCTCTTTATAATTACTCAAATCCTCATCAACACCAAATCTGAGAGAAAGGGGTTCAAAAACTAATTTATCGCTTGGTTCTGGTATTTGTACAAAAGGAGTTTCGATGGGGATTTCTCCTAATGTAAACCCAGGCATAACTGCCCCCTTACAAAAATATGATAAATTTGGGGCTCGTTTTAATACAAAACGAAAGCCAACGGGTGATAAGAAATTTGTGGTGTCTGGTTGTACTTCTACCATTGTCTATCCTTCTCCATGGACCTTATTTATAACCTTTGAGTACAAAAAAAGAGGGAGAATTTCTTCTCCCTCTTAAATCTTGGTCTATTCGCTTGATTACATTAGGTTAGCAATTGAGAACCTTCTGTAATAGACATTTTTGTTAGCGAAAGCAACCACACCATCAGCAGCAGTTGTTGCGAATGGGTTAGCTACTAGACCATATCGAGTTTTAAAGCCAATCTTCGGCTGGAAGGTATTCTCACCGATTGCCCTTACCATCTGTAATGGGACATACGGTGCATAGAACAGGCCAGCATCAAATGGGCTTGTGCCCTTATAACCAACTGTTGCATAATGGACACCAGATGTGGCTGCGAAATAAGGATCAATGTAGACCTTATATCGTCCATTAAGAACACCAGCAAAGGTATTACCAGTGTCATCAACATTTAGGCTATTCGACAGAGCAGGAGAGGTATCTAGGACACCTGCCATCTGTAGAGCAGATGCAACATCAGAAGAACAAATCAAGATATTACCCTTACCCCTACGAGTCGCCTTAGCAATTTGGTTAGCTTCTCTCTCAAGCTGGAACATAAGTCCCTTGAACTTTTCAACTGACCAACGACCGTTGGCATCAGTATCAAGGTCAAAAGTGCCTGCTGTAGTCACATTCTCCTGAGCACCGATTGTCGCAGAAATGTTGATCTTACGAACCATTTCTCGGTTAATTTCTGCAAGGATTTCAGTTGAAAGAATGTTAGCAAGTTCTGTTTCAGCATCCAGTCCGTGAACGGCTTTAAGATCCTGAGCAAGTTCCATCGTGTACTCTGCTTTGAGGGCTCTTGAGCGAGCAGTAACAGCAATCTTCTCAATTGAGAAGGCCATCTCTTGGAACGCATTAGTTGTTGCGTCACCGAGAGCTTCGGCAGCTGCTGTCGTCATTGCCTGAGCAGCGGTATAGCTAGAAGCAGTTGCACCAGCTGGGGTTGAACCCACCTGAGCGTTTGCGAATTGGTCTACTGAGACCGTATTACCTGCAGCGGAAGCAGAGAATGTAGTATTTGCTTCGTTGAACAGGGCTTCTGCGCCAGTCTGGCTTGTGTAACGTGAGCGCATTGCAAAGATAAGTCCAGTCGGACCAGTCATAGGCTGCACACCCATAATATCGAAAGCGATAAGATTGGGAGCAGCTCGCCTTATCAGTGAGATAAGGACGGGGTCAAAAATATCAACTGAACCATCACCAGCCGTTGAAGAAGATGAACCCATCGCATTTACGGGGGCTGCTTCTAACAGTGACTGTGGTCCAGCGTATGTGCCGGAGCCTCCGGCCTGATCTTGTGCATCTCTTTGCTGGTTTTCGAGAAGTGTTGCAACAACGGCTCGCTTATGAGGATCATCAATTTTTGGAAGGTCCTCATGTTCAAGAACTGGCTGCCACTTCTTTTGTAAGTCTTCATTAAGATACATTTTAGTTCTCCTTTGTGTTTACTAATAGTTATTTATAAAATTAATGTTTTACAGTTCTAGAAATGGCATCTGAGTATCTGGCCATCGTTGGGTCTGCTATTAATACTTCGTCATCTACAGGATTTCCATCAATATCATTATCAATTACGACTTTTCCATCTTCTCCTGTCTCTGACGGAAAGTAGTTCTCTTTAACGGTTTCTAACTTCTGCTTATAGTCTTCTTCGTTTTCAAAGTCAATACCTTCAGCTAGTTCTGTAATCTTTTCAACTTCGGTATCTACTAAACCGTCACAAACATCAGCAATAATATCAGATTTTGCATAATCGTCATTAGATTTTCTTAATTTAATGTTTGTGTCAATTTCATGGTTAAGATTTGCTTCAAGTTCTTCGACTTTATTTCCTAATTCCTCGACAACATCTACTTTATCTTCTGGAATGTCAATGAAATGGTCTTCAAACAACGTCTTAAGACCTGAAATAAACTCCTCAGTAAGTTCGTTACGGATACCCGACTCAATAGCAAGTTGATTCTCGGTCATCCATTCTTCGACTACATATTCAAGATATTCATCAACTTTAGCTTCCATCTTTGATGTAGTTTCGGCTGTTATTGTACTTGTGATTTCTTCTAATTCTTTTTCATTTTCCTGAGTGATTTCGTTAAGTTTCTTATTAACTTTCGTAACCACCGCAGTTTCAAAGATTAGGGTTGCCTTGTCTTTAAATTCATCAGAAAGGTTTTCATCACCTTTGAATAGGGCTTCAACGTCATCTTTAAGGTCGACATCTTCTTTAGTAATCTTCTTCGCTTCTTTCTTTACTCTACCTTTTGATTCGGTTGTTTCCATATCATCGTCATCAGAATTATCGGATTCTTTGCTCTTGAGTTCAGATGGTTTGGTTTCTTCCTCTTCCTCCTCACCTTCTTCATCATCTTCTTGAACAAAATTCTTCATAAGGCCGGGGAAAACAGCTTCTAATTCAGCCTTTTTCATACCTTTAACCGAATCTAGCATAGCATTAATCATACCAGCTTTTGTTTTAGGAAGTTTAGCGGCAGGTTCTTTATCTTCTACCTTCATATCAACCTTAGTTACTGACTTGGCGGCCTTTTCAGCGCCCTTTTTCTCTTTGTTATCAGCTTCAGGATCTTCAGCTTTCTTCTTTTCGGGTTCAGCAACACCAGCAGCCGGAACGTCTTCACCACCACTATGGTCAGCTTTAACCTTTACGTCTTTTGATTCTTCGATGGCTTCATCCTCTAAGGTTCCTCGCATATTTTCTCCAACCATTTTTTTATCTCCTCGTGTTAAAAGACTTTTGTAATTATTACTTCTTATATTTATACTTTTTCTTCTTTCAACTTACAATTTTTGTATAAAATTTGAAAAAGCGTTGAGTTGTGTTGTTTCTAGTTCGCTTCTATTCGACCCAGAAATTGCTTGGTGGTACTTAGCAATATCGACCTCTCGGACAATACCGTTGTCCCAAATCCATTCCCTACCTTCCATGATACCGTTCACAAATGCTTCCTTTGCAGATGGGTCTGCTACTATGTCGGCAGGAGTTGCGAGATGGAAATCATCTTGTACTTCTTGAACACCTTTACTCGCTTTCAATGAACCCATACCTCTAGATGAAACACCTAAGGATGCGTTTTGTTTAAGAAATTCCTGCACAATCTTTCCACTTGGTGTGTCTAAAACCAATGCCTTACCAACAAAATTGTTACCATCTTCAACCAATTCTTTGATCATATGTGACACACGGTCAAGATTGATGGTGGGACCTTCGGGGTGACCTAACTCACCATAGGCCCGGTTCTTCTTGATATTCTCTTTGATATATCGACCAACTTCTCGCTGTAGTATCTCTTTCTTATACAACCGGCCGTTGCGATTCTTTTCACCAGACTGCATAAAGATGCCTTGGATGTAGAAATCTTTACCTTCTCCATCCTCTTTTGCTTCTGTAATGACTTCTACGTCTTCACATATTTCGGTTATTAATTTCATTTCTGTTAGCTCCCCGTCCCCGTTGGTGTTTCTGGATCAAATGTGGAGGATTTATGAAATTTGAGAATAAGACAACCATTAGCATTGGCACTCATACTGCACACAACATTAGACACTTGTTCACCAGCATTTTCAACAACAATAGGTTCTTGATGTAAATCCCACCTGCCTGAACCTGTGAGGGTCAAAACAACATTTGCACCTCTTTGAATGGTCCAAGTACCAGATTGGTTTGCAGACCAAAGCACATTTGACAGTTTCATTGAATTGACGGTTTCACCTACTCCATTGGCTTCATGAAGCCAACTAGACCCAGTATTATTGAATCTTAAGGTGACGTAACCACCTTTAATGTTTTTATCAACGATGTGTTGGGAAGACATTTTTTAACTCTCCTTAACTTACGTTTGACCAAGCAAAGTCCACCATCTTTAAAAATTCATTTGGTCCTTTGGCTAAATTCTGTCTGTATTTCTTTTGGTTTTGTGGTCTTAATGCATCATGAACTTTGATAAGAACATTTGCTGTTTGTGAATCCACTGAAAGGGTTTTCCTATTATCAAATTTTACGGTTTGAGCACTTTTTTTCTTAACAATATTTGTTAATGTATCATAAACATCTTCA